CCATTCTTACTGCCCATTGTCTCGAGTGTTCCAATCTGCATCCGATGCATTGTCCACAGGGGACCTGTAATCTTTGCCAGCCTGGTGAGGGCGGGCTCCGCCCGAACTTCAGTGGGCCGGTGCCGGATGGGTGTTGCCATCCGGTCACCGTTTGGTAGCAGGGCATTCGCTACAGGCGGATCCCGCCCCGCATTGGGGCTGGAGCGATGTTGATTCGCTTCGTTCTGCTCATGCCCTTGCGAAAGCTCCGTGCGGAGCGTCTTTTGTTGACCTTTCGTCGTATCATTTGCCTTCTCCTGCGCCATTGTGGCGCTCTCTGCTGGGTTTTCCAGCGGCCCCCGCTAGGGGGGCCGCTGGGGTCTCTCTCTGTCAGCTCCGGCGCCGTCTGGCGCTTTGTACCAGTTCCCTACTTGATGTAACTGGTACGACTGACTCTAGTTGCCTAGGTCAGTCTTTGTCAAATGAGTACGGTTTTGGCGGTCTCATTGGGTGTCCGTGCATGCGTTCGTGGAGCTCGAGCAGGTCGTCGTCGGTCATGTAACGCAGTCCTCGCAGAGGTCGCTCTGGGCGGTGTCGTTCAGGTAGGTCTGAACGTCGGTCTTGCGTTTCGCGTTGAGTTGTGAGCGTTCGTTGAGGCAGCGGATCTCGCGGTCCTTCATGCCTTGTTGCCTGGCGTAGTCGACGGCTTCTTGTGCGCTTGTTACTTGGCATAGTCGTTTCCATTGTTCGAGTGTCATTGGTTCTCCGTAGGTCCGTGTCAGGATCTTGGTGAATTGCGATTGGATTCTCATCTCGAGCCACTAGGTGCGCTCGCGTTGTGTGTAGGTCATGGCGTGGCGGGATTGGTGACGATCACTTCTATCGGCGCTGGCTTTGCGGGCGCCGGTTTTTCTTTCTCAGCGAGTCCCATCTTTCGTAGCTCCTCGAGGTTGTCTTTGTTGGTGGCGAATTCAACGAACTCGGCCGCTTCGTTGTTGAACCTCTTGCGGATGTGTGCCGGTAGTTCGGCGAAGGCGTCGTTCGCCGCGCGCAGTTTTTCTTGCATGCCGCGAAAGTCTGGTGCTTCGGTGAAGTCGCCTTGCATGGGTGCGATTTGGACGGAGGGCAGGTGTATGCCGCCGTATTTTTTGATGATGACGTTGATATCGCAGTCTGCAGCGTCGCTTTGCTGCGTCATGCTTTCCTCTTGGTTGTGTGTGCCCCAGTCGGTTTCGGTGCGGTGGTCGTAGAGTGTTCTGAATTTCATCTGTTATCTCCCGAAGATTTGTCGAAGTAGTTGGATGATTTTTGAGCTTTCGCCGAGGCTTTCGGCGAATTGGGCGTCGACCTCTTTTTGCGAGAGTCCGAGCTCGGCCCCTGCGGCTTCTGCTTTTGCCAGGCGTTCGGCGAGCGGTTGGAGTTTGCGGAGCTGCTCGTTGTTGAGTTTGCCTGTCTCGATCTGGGTTGTGGTGAGGTCGGTGTCTGCCCAGACTTTCTTGATGTCGGCCGCGATGCGTTGCGCTTCGAGTTGGAGGTTGTGAGCTCGTTCTCTTGCGCTGTTCGATTCCCACATTGCTGATTCGATGGTGTGGGGAGTTGTGCCGAGGATCTGGCTGGTCTCGGCTTTTTGTTTCGCCGTGTTGGCTTTGATGTTCTCGACAGATGCTTTGGCTTGCATCGTTCCGAGTGCGCTGTGTACGGCGCCGCTCATTGGGTTGTCGAGGCTTGGTTGTGTTCCTCCTGGTGTTGATGCGCCGCCTTGTTGATAGGCGAGCATTGGATTGAGGCCTGCTTTTTTGAGATCGGTGACCGCGCGTTGATAGGCGGTGCTGCTCATGCGTTCGACGAATTCGCGATTTCGTCTTGCCTCCTTTTTGGCGGAGTTGTTGGTGAGGACGCCGCTGACGAGGTCAGCGGCGCCTAATGCTGCAGGTAATACCCATGCTGGCATGTCGAGCTCCTAGAGGTGGTCGATGAGACCGGGTACGGAATACGTGGGCATCGGTCGTGTTGTTCGGACGCTGTGGAGGACGTCCAGGAGGATTTGTTGGCCGAGTGCTGCTTCTCCGACCGCCATGCTTCTCCCGAGTGTTGTCATGGATTTGTCGGAGATGAATGTGTTGTTGAGTGATGGGCGTGTGGCGAAGTCTTCGGCGTAGTGCCAGATGTCGATGGTGGCTGCGGCTGTGCTTCGGAATAATCCGGTGACCTCGTTTGGTGTGTAGCGGTATTCCGCCCAGCGTTCTTGATATCCGAACACGTCTGTGTCTGCGGGTTGTCCGTCGCAGTAGATTTCTCGTGAACTGACTGCTTGTTCTCCGAGGTGTGCGAATGCGGGGAAGTAGAAGTCATAGCGTGTGGATCTCGTCCAGTGTTTTCGTAATCCTTGTTGATAGGTGATGGCGGTGCGGACGTTGATCAGTCCGATGATGTAGCCGTGTTCGGTGGCGCTGTAGCTGAAGCTGTGGCCGCCGCCGGCGGCTTCGGTGTATGCCGCCAGGTTGCCCTGTGGTGTTTCGGCGTCGGTGCTGGAGGTTTGTGGGATTGGTTGTGTGTTGACGGTTGTGCGGCCCCCACCGATGTATTCGGGCCGTTGCAGGCGGTAGTCTGGGGGTCTGACTCCGAAGTGGCTTTGGATCAATTCGGTGTATCGGGTTCCTCCTCTGGCGTCGCGCTCGAGGAGGCGTTGCACCTGGAATGCGGTTCGTATGGCGTTGATGGTTGCTGCCGTTGCGGCGCTGAGGTCGGCTACGAGTGCGGTGTTGTCCCAGCCCATTTGGGAGTTGTTCGCGCCTGCGACTGCCCAGGTTGTTGCTGTGCTGCCTGAGGTTTGCCATAGCTCTTGACTCAGGCTTGTGCCTGCGGCGTTTTTGAAGCTTGGTGGTGTGCCGTCGCTGATAACGGGTGCGGTTGTGCCGAGCGGTAGCGTGACTGCTGTTCCCTTTTGTGGCCAGGGGAGGCAGCTGGTGAAGTAGTCGTGTTTTTTTGCTCGGGTGCGTAGGGCGTACAGGTTTGTGGCGTCGGGGCCGTCGTCAGTTTTTACTGTGAGTTCGGTGGTGAGGTTTTGGTCTCTGAACCATTCGTTGTAGATCAGGTTGTATGCGCGGAACGGGAGTGCGTTGATGAGTTGGTCGATGCCGGCCGCGAGTTGTCCCTGGACTGGGATACCGAAATGGTCGTAGATGCTGCCGACTGTTCCGTCGTTTGTGTCGTAGTCGGCGAGGGTGGGGATGACGAAGTCTCCCCCTGCTATGAAGTCTTCCCAGTTTTCCCAGACCAGGCGGTTCGGTACGAAGAAGAAGAATGTTTCTGCTTCGGCGTTGTCGAGGACGGGTGTTATTGGCGTCGCGAAGCGCGCGAATATGGTGCTATTGCCTTTGAATTGGTCTGCCGGTACGAGCTCTTCGCAGTAGATTGGGACGAGGTATCCGGCGTTGAAGGCTTGTTTGCGGTTTTGTTGCTGTAGGTAGGTGCTTCGCGGGATGTCTGCTCGTGGGACCATCGCGAAGCTGTGTTGATTTGCGGTTTTGTTTCTGAAGTTTTTCGACATGGGTTACTCCTTGATTTTGAGTTCGTTGCCGTTGATTAGCTTGAGCGGGTTGTATTTGATTTCTCCGGTTTCCTCGTCGAAATGTCCGAGGCAGTAGAGGTCGAATTGGTCTGGATAGAGGTAGAGCATGTTCCCTGGATCTGCTCGATTGATTTCAGTTCGGAACAGCCGCACTGCTTGCGGATGGTGTTTTGCCCCTATTGGGGTGTTGAAGGTCTTTGCTTCTTTGTCGTGAATCGAATAAAGGTTCATGTGTGTTGCTCCATGATTTGTTGATCTCAAGACGGATAACTCTTAACTAGCTTTGTTGTTTCTCTGTTTCTTTCCTTTTCTCCTTTCTCTCTCTTTCTCTCAGTTTCTTTACGCCAGACCTTCTTGGCTTTCGTGCGTGCGTGCGTTTCGCGTGCGTGCGCGCTTTGCTTAGTGTTGGCGTTATTTCTTTTGCTTTAGCTTTGCGCGAGTGATTAGCTCGTGCGCTCTTAGTTCTTCGAGAGTCTTTGGCTCTCGTTCCTCTTTCCGTCTTTTCTTGATCCGGGCGATGCGCTCCGGATCTATGGTGTCCATTAACCGGTCGAAGTGTTTCGGCGGTTTCATTTCCTGCCCGCGTATGCGGAGCAGGTCTTTGTCAGCGGAGTAGATGTCTCCGCTGTATTTCATGAGCCACTCTGTGGCTATGCCAGGTCGCCGGCTCATGACGGCGTACGGTTCTTCCACCGGGATCATCTCTCCGGTGGTTTCGTCGAGCAGGAAAGTTCCCTTTCCTTCTCGTAGTGCTTTTCCTTTCTTGGTTTGAACGATGTACCGCGCGCAATATGCCGCGGTCTGGAAATTCAATTCTCCGACGCTGGTGTTTCCTAATGCCCAGATGTCGGTTAGTTCTTGCGAGTAGTAGAGGATGTCCTCGTCTCGCCTCTCGAGTTCGACCTTGTCGGTGAAGTCGATTCCAAACAGGCACGCGTGATAGTGCGCTCGTTTGGTGTCGGTCCCGTATTCTCCGCATGCGTAGTAGCGGAACGGGTGTTTAGCTTTTCTGAGCTTCTTGAAGAAGCTCGTTAGATCTTTTCTCCGGAGCCCTCGATCGAGGGGTAGGTTCTCGTCTTCATACGTGAGCGTGATGAAGCAGTTTTGTTGGTGGCCTCGTGCCTCGAGGACCATTCTTACTGCCC